ACAGCAGAAGTTTTTATCTGTTTTATTTGATGAAGCAGGTGGAGATGTAGTACAAGCTAAATTACTTGCAGGATATTCTACTAGCTCTAGTACTACAGATATAGTTAAATCGCTTAAAGATGAGATTATAGAAGCTACACAGCTATTTATGAGTAGGAACGCACCTAAAGCTGCTATGGCTATGGTAGGTGGCTTATATGACCCTACAGAGCTAGGTCTAAAAGAGAAGATGTCTGCAGCTAAAGAATTACTAGATAGAACAGGCTTAGTGAAGACAGAGAAGATGCAAGTCGAAAGCACAGGTGGTGTTATGTTATTACCAGCAAAGAATACCGATGGATAGAAGTGTAGGCAAATGGAAACTTCCACAGCCAACTGATTTAAAAGATGAAGAACAAAATGAATGGATACAGATACCTCGCATAGCTAGAACTGTTCCATTTGGATATAAGTTAAACGAAGAAGACCCTGACTTACTAGACCCAATACCGTTTGAGTTAGAAGCTATTGAGATGGCAAGAAAGTATATTAAGCAATATTCATATCGTGAAGTAGCTAATTGGATAACAGCAAAGACAAAGCGAGTTATATCTCACGTAGGGTTAAGAAAAAGGTTAATGCATGAAAGACAACGTAAGGACCAAGCTAGAACTCTCCGAAAGTGGGCAGCTTATGCCGAGAAAGCAATCGAGAAAGCGAAAGCCATCGAAGAAGAAAGAACAGGTGCAAAAGCCTAGTATAGTAGAATTAGAAGCTATAGAAGCTGTACCTGTAGAAGAACAAAATATAATATTTAAACCTAACGTAGGACCTCAGACAGAGTTTCTTGCAGCTAGTGAAAGAGAAGTGTTATATGGTGGTTCAGCAGGTGGTGGTAAATCATATGCTATGTTAGCAGACCCACTAAGATACATGGGTCATCCATCATTTAGTGGATTGTTATTACGACACACGACAGAAGAATTAAGAGAACTTATATTTAAGTCAAAAGAAATATATCCCCAAATATGGAAGGGTATAAAGTGGTCAGAACGAAAGATGCAATGGGAAGCACCATCAGGTGCAAGGTTATGGATGTCATACTTAGACCGTGATGATGATGTACTTCGTTATCAAGGTTTGGCATTTAGTTGGATAGGGTTTGACGAATTAACCCAATGGTCTACTCCGTATGCTTGGAACTATATGCGTTCACGTTTGCGTTCAGTTGCACAGGATTTGCCTGTATACATGAGAGCAACAACTAACCCCGGAGGTCCGGGACATCAGTGGGTCAAGAAAATGTTCATTGACCCTGCACCATACGGAAAAAAATTTAATGCCACGGATATTGAGTCAGGGAATGTTCTTTCCTATCCAAAAGGACATAGTAAAGCAGGACAAGCACTATTTAAAAGAAGATTTATACCAGCAAGATTATCAGACAACCCCTATCTTGCTGCTCAAGGTGACTATGAAGCAATGCTTCTTTCCTTACCTGAACACCAACGTAGACAGTTGCTTGAGGGTGATTGGGATATTAAAGAAGGTGCTGCTTTTACTGAGTTTGATAGGAATATCCATGTTATTGAGCCTTTTTCAATTCCAAGAAATTGGGTTAAATTTCGTGCATGTGACTATGGTTATGGTTCTTATAGTGGTGTGTTGTGGTTTGCTGTGTCTCCAGATGAACAGATTATTGTATATAGAGAGTTGTATACTAGCAAAGTACTTGCCGCAGATTTGGCAGATATGATATTGGATGCTGAAGCTGATGATGGAAATATTAAGTATGGGGTTTTGGATAGCTCTCTTTGGCATAAACGTGGGGATACTGGTCCTTCTTTGGCTGAACAGATGACTATGAGAGGATGTCGATTTAGACCATCCGATAGAAGTAAAGGCAGTCGTGTATCAGGTAAGAATGAAATACATAGACGTTTACAGGTAGATGAATTTACGGAGCAACCAAGACTTGTTTTCTTTAATACTTGCACGAACACTGTGTCACAAATACCATCCCTGCCTTTGGACAAGAAAAATCCAGAAGATGTGGATACACGTGCAGAAGACCATCTATACGATGCGTTAAGATACGGAATAATGTCAAGACCTAGATTTAGTATTTTTGACTACGACCCTATGGGTAGACCTAGTTCTGGTATGCCTGTAGCAGATTCAACCTTTGGATATTGATATGAATGAAGACGATATAATGATTGAAGACGATGCTATAGCACTAGAAGATACAGAAGATACTGTAATAGAAGATGCTAAGGTAACAAATATTATACCATTCGTTTTAGATAGATTTTCACGTGCAGAAGATTACCGTGAACAAGATGAACAAAGATGGTTAAGAGCTTATAGGAACTACAGAGGTTTGTATGGCTCAGATGTACAATTTACTGAAGCAGAAAAATCTAGAGTATTTATTAAGATAACTAAAACTAAAACACTAGCTGCTTATGGTCAAATTGTAGATGTGTTATTTGCAGGTAATAAATTTCCATTAAGTGTTGACCCTACAGAATTACCAGAAGGTGTTGTAGAAGATGTTCACTTTGACCCTAAAGAGCCAGAACAGTTAAGGAATAAAGCTCCTGCATCTAGTCCATATGGATTTAAGGGAGATGGTAATGAATTAAATCCGGGAGATACTTTATCTTCTTTGCAAGATAAACTAGGTGGATTAGAAGAGAAACTAGACCCTGTAAAAGATAAATTAAAAGAAGGTCCGGGGCAAACACCTACAGCAATAGAATTTAGTCCAGCAATGATTGCGGCTAAGAAGATGGAAAAAAAGATACATGACCAACTACAAGAGTCAGGTGCTAATAAACAGTTAAGAAGCTCTGCATTTGAAATGGCATTGTTTGGTACAGGTATTATGAAAGGTCCTTTTGCAATAGACAAAGAGTATCCTAATTGGAATGATGAGGGTACATATGACCCACTATTTAAAACCGTTCCACAAGTATCGCATGTATCTGTTTGGAATTTTTACCCTGACCCTGATGCTAATAATATAGATGAATCTCAATTTGTTATTGAACGACATAAGATGTCAAGAAGTCAATTACGTGGATTAAAGAAAAGACCATTCTTTAGAGGTCAAGTTATTGATGATGTTATATCTCAAGGAGAGAACTACGAAAAGAAATATTGGGAAGATGACTTATCTGACTATGCAACTGATTATGGTGTAGATAGATTTGAAGTTTTAGAATATTGGGGAATGTGTGATATTGAAATGCTTGAAGAACAAGGCATAGAAATACCTAAAGAATTACAAACTTTTGACGAGCTACAGGCTAATGTATGGATTTGTAATGGTAAACTTCTAAGAATGGTTCTTAACCCATTTAAACCATCTAAGATTCCATATGTAGCAGCACCATATGAATTAAACCCATACTCATTCTTTGGAGTGGGCATAGCAGAGAATATGGATGATACACAAACATTAATGAATGGCTTTATGAGAATGGCTGTTGATAATGCTGTGCTATCAGGAAACTTGCTTATAGAAGTAGATGAAACTAACTTAGTTCCGGGGCAAGACCTGTCAGTATATCCGGGTAAAGTATTTAGAAGACAAGGTGGTGCTCCGGGTCAGGCAATATTTGGCACGAAGTTTCCTAATGTTTCAAATGAAAATTTACAACTATTTGATAAGGCTAGACAACTTGCAGATGAGAGTACAGGATTACCTTCCTTTTCACATGGACAAACAGGTGTCTCAGGAGTAGGTAGAACTGCTTCAGGTATATCAATGTTAATGAACGCAGCAAGTGGCAGTATTAAAACTGTTATCAAGAATGTAGATGATTATTTACTAAGACCATTAGGAGAAGGTTTTTTTAGATTTAATATGCAGTTTGATTTTGATACATCTATAAAAGGTGACTTAGAAGTTAAAGCTAGAGGTACAGAAAGCTTAATGGCTAACGAAGTAAGAAGTCAGAGATTAATGTCTTTCTTACAAGTAGCATCTAATCCTGCTCTTGCACCCTTTGCTAAATTTCAATATGTTATTAGGGAGATTGCTAAGTCTATGGATTTAGACCCTGATAAAGTTACAAACAATATGAGTGAAGCAGCTTTACAGGCAGAAATAATGAAACAATTTCAAGCACCTGCTCAGGCACAACAACCTATGGGAGGTGGGGAACAAGGACCACCACCACCAACAGGAGCTAACCCAACTGACCCAACAGGTGCAGGTGGTGGCAATATAGGTACAGGACAAGCTCCTGTTCCCGGAGAGAGAGGATTTAGTGGTAATGGTGGACAAGCAAGTACTCAGCCAAATGAAAACGTTGGTCAACAACCCCCAACTAATGAACAGCTTCAATAATTATATTGATGCTAAGATACAAGAAGAACATAGAATACTTGAGCAATCAGATGATACTTTAGTAGTGCAAAGGTCACAAGGAGCAGTAGCAGTACTCCGTAGGTTAAAACGTTTAAGGGATGAAGTAAATGGCGAAAACAAAAAATAAAAAAATTAAAAATAAACCTATATCTAATCAAATGGAAATGTTTGCAATAGGTGGTTTAAAACAAGAGGGTGGTTCTATTGACCCTGTATCTGGAAATGATGTGCCTATAGGTTCTACAAAAGAAGAAGTTCGTGATGACATACCTGCACAGTTAAGTGAAGGTGAATTTGTTATGCCAGCAGACGTTGTTCGTTTTCATGGTCTAGATAAAATGATGGAATTAAGAGACCAAGCTAAAATGGGTTTACAAAAAATGGAAGCCATGGGTCAGATGGGCAATAGCGATGAAGCTACTCTACCTGATAACGTTCCATTTGGAATAGATGATATAGACATGGAAGATGAACCTGTTGAAATGGCAGAAGGTGGTGTCGTTAAAGCGGCTAATGGAACATTTATGAATCCTTCAACAGGAATAGGTGGCTATCAACAGTCACAATTTGCTAATTACACACCTCAATACACACCCTACGTGCCTACACAGCTACCTACAAGTAGTTATATTGCACCC